GGTACGTCGGGGCCGCCATCCTTCTTTTACCACCTGTTGGGGTCGCAGCGTAAGCAAGACCCACTAGGGGGTCTGGGGGTTGCGAGGTAACGAGCAAATTCCCCCAGTAAGGACTTTCGGAATTATGAACATTTAAATATTAGGGGAGCGGGTCAGCGTCACCTCGGGGCTGTCGCCCTTCGTTTCGGTAATTGCAACAATGGCACGAATGACGGTTTGCGTTATTTGAATGTGAACAACACTGCTACGAATGCCAACTGGAACATCGGGGCCGCCTTATTCTATCTAACATGGAATATAAACCTAAAGCTGACCCACTTCCTACACCGCTGACGGTTGAAACACCGTTCATCCGCCATTATTGGTTAGGGGAGTGGAAATAAATCCGATACAGGGCAGGCGATAAAGCGGTCGCACCTATCGACCTGCAGGAGATAGAAGAAAAATATCCCATAGGAGTACAAGGAAATGAAAGAGTACAAGTATCTGTATCAAAAGATGCTAGACGAACAGGTCATTCGTAAAGCATATAAGAAGCTGAGAAAAGGCAAGACCAAAAGACAGGAAATCATCTACATCGATGCACACTTGGACGATGAAGTCAGAAAGATGCGGCAGATGATAGAGAATACCAAGCCACCGGGAGTGGAAGTACCACACCCGGAACTGGCATACAAACCACGGAAAAGGACTCCGAAAATCATATTCGAGCATGGTAAACAACGCAAGATTTATATGCCCGAAATCCACGAGCAGTGGCTACACCACATCATCGTGCTCGTATTAGAGCCAATCATCATGGCAACAGCATACCCATATTCCTGCGGATCGTTTCCCGGACGTGGAGCACACTACGGAAAGAAGCAGATAAGACGGTGGCTCAAAGACACCAAGGGTACAAGGTGCTTCGCCAAGATAGACATCCGGCACTTTTATGACAACATCAGAATTGATGTGCTCATGAAGGAACTGGCAATCAGAATCAAGGATGACTGGTTTTTATACATCATCCAGTTATGCCTAAAGGGATTCAAGAAAGGCATTCCCCTTGGGTTTTACATATCGCAGTGGCTCGCAAATTATATCCTCGAACCACTGGACAAGATGGTAACAGAGAAACTCGGCATAAAGAAATTCATGCGATATATGGACGATATGCCACTCTTCGCCAGTAACAAGAAAACACTCCACAAAGCCATAGTCGCCATAATGCAAATGCTAGGTCAAAGGTTCAGATTAAAACTGAAACGCACATACCAGGTGTGCAAATTCTACTACCAGAAGGGCAAGCGGATCATAGGCAGACCATTGGACTTTATGGGGTTTTTATTTTACCGGGAAAAGACCATCATCCGAAAAAGCATCATGCTATCAGCCACCAGACTGGCAGCCAAGATGAACCGGGCAAAGGAAGAAAACCGTGGATATTTTCAAAAGCACATTGAAGCCATGCTGAGTTACATGGGATGGTTTACCTGCACGGACACCTATGAGTGCTACGAGCAGAGGATAAAACCATACGTGAACATCGGAAGGCTCAAGAAAATAATTTCAAAGCTGAAAAGGAGGCAGAACCATGAAACAGTGGACACAGGAACGATGTTCGGAGCAGCCACAGGAGTTGCAGCTTATTAGCAACGACACCTATATGCAGCGAAGAAACATCAAAGAGGTAACACACAAAGCAGATGAGGTGGCAGGAACAGATGCCTACACAGAGTGGGTATGCGAGAGCAGGGAAATCACAGTCAGTGAATACGAAATGCTCAAATCCATCGAGGAAATCGACACCACAGAAGCAATCGATGCGTACACGTTAGCACTTATCGAGGAGGGATTGTTGTAATGAGAGCGTTGGTAAACAGTTTAAAAAGACTCTACGAAGCAGGGAAACTGACTAAAGAGCAGTTGAAGGCAAGAGTAGAAAAGGGAACAATCGATGAATCGGAATACGAGGAAATCACAGGCGAAACCTACGAAGCAGAATAGGTTTCAATGCAGTCACTCGCACGGTGGCAGGTACTGCCATAAGTACATGAAGGTCTGCGACCAGAAGTGCAAGGAAAGCGGCACCTGCTACCATTGCATAAATAATCACATTCCGATGTCCCAGTATCCCTGCCATGGGTGCGTTGGATTAGAAAGGAACAAGGACCAATGGGCGAATTCTTAATGCAGACATACATGGTGGCACTTCCAATCGTGCTGACCTCCCTCATGGGATACATTGTATGGCTACTGCAAAGACAGAAAAAAGACCGAGATGCCAACAGCAAGGGCACAATGCTCCTGCTTAGAGTGCAACTCATCGAGTATCACGACAAATACACTGCCCAGGGCGAAATACCATCATACGCATACCAGAACTTCTGCGAAATGTATGAAGCGTATCACGCACTCGGGGGTAATGGCATGATTACGAAGATGCATGAAGAAATCGAAGAACTGCATCTGAAAAGAAAGGAGAGTCATCATGGCGAACATTAACTGGAAGGTAAGAATCAAAAACAAGGCATTCTGGGTAGCAATCATTCCGGCAGTCCTCCTGCTTGTGCAGGTAGTGGCGGCAGTATTCGGAATCACAATCGACCTCGGAGAAATGGGCAACAAACTGCTTGACGTAGTCAATGCAGCATTCGGTGTCCTCGCAATCCTCGGCATTGTGACGGACCCTACTACAAAGGGAATCTCCGACAGCCAGAGAGCACTCACATACACAGAACCTAAATAAGAACCACAACGCAGGGCGGCCATAAGGTCGCCCTGCGTTGTTTTAGGAGGTGGACACAATGAACGAAAAGACCATCTGGGAATACCTCATGGAATTAATCGGCAATCCATACGGAGTGGCAGGACTTATGGGCAACCTTTTCGCAGAAAGCGGACTGGACCCACAGAACCTGCAGAACTCTTACGAAAAGAAACTGGGGCACACGAACGCATCGTACACGCAGGCAGTCGATGACGGAACGTACACGAACTTCGTAAACGACAAAGCCGGATACGGTCTCGCTCAGTGGACGTACTGGAGCAGAAAACAGAACCTGCATAATTTCGCCAAAGATGCAGGTAAGGGCATAGGCGACCTTCAGATGCAGTTGGACTTCTTAAAGAAAGAACTGACAGAAGGATACAAAGGAGTACTGGCAACCTTAAAGGCAGCCACATCAGTCAGAGAAGCATCAGACTGCGTACTCACAAAATTCGAGCGACCTGCGGATCAGAGCGAAAAGGTGCAGGTTAAGAGAGCAAACTACGGACAGACATACTTCGGAAAGTATGCTACCAAAGGAACGGAGGGCAATGATATGGGATACACAAACAGTGCATTAGTGGACTGCAAGGTAATAAGTCCAAACCACAGTGGAACAAGAACACACAGAATCGACAGAATCACACCACACTGCGTAGTGGGGCAGCTTAAAGCAGCAAACATCGGTGGATGCTTTGACGAAGCGAGCAGAAAAGCCTCCTGCAATTATGGTATCGGTTCAGATGGCAAGGTATGCCTTGTCGTAGATGAAGCAAACAGAAGTTGGTGCTCCTCATCCAGTGCAAACGACCAGAGAGCAATCACAATCGAATGTGCAAGCGACAAGACAGCACCATACGCAATGACAGACACTGTCTACAACAAACTGGTAGAGTTATGCGTGGACATCTGCAGGAGAAACGGAAAAGACACCCTCCTCTGGTTTGCCAATAAGGACAAGAGCCTAAACTACGAGCCAAAGGACAATGAGATGGTAATCACCGTGCACCGTTGGTTCGCAAACAAAAGCTGTCCGGGCGACTGGTTATACAACAGACTGGGCGACTTGGCAGCAAGGGTAACAGGCAAACTCAAAGGCAACGATGCCAAAGAGGAAGAACCTGCAGAAGTTAAAGTAGAGGACTTATTCGGTACACTGGAAGTAATCTACACAGGAGCAGACGGAATCGAGGTGCATAACACACCAGACTTCAATGCCTCCAGTTGCAACAAGACCCACGGACCAGTCGGACCGGCTACGAAGAAGGGAACGAAGTTCACGGTAGTAGCACTGGTTACCCTCGCAGGTGGCGGCAAGATGTACAAGCTGAAAAGCGGCCTTTATATCACAGCCAGTGAGAAGTATGTGAAATTCACAAAGACAGAAACGAAGCCACAGAGCAACGTACCATTCAAAGTCAGAGTGGAAATCACTGACCTCAACATCAGAACAGGAGCAGGCACAAACTATGCCAAGACCGGGGAAAAGACTGGTATCGGCACATTCACAATCGTGGAAGTAAAAGCGGGCAAAGGTTCGGATGCCGGATGGGGCAGACTTAAGAGTGGAGCAGGGTGGATATCCCTCGACTACGCTACCAGAATTTAATCGGAATATTCCCGATTGACTGATTCCGGATTCGGAGGTATGATGTGCCCCAGAGGGGGTTCTAAAGGGGGTAAGCACTTCGCAGATACTCCGCAGAACTTCGCAGAATGTGACCGACATAAATGTCGGGAACAAAACAACGCAGAAATACCGAACGTGGCACACCGTGTGCCCCAGATTTAGACGAAAAGCAACCCAGTGGAAGAAATACCCACTGGGTCTTTTTTATTGCCAAAATGGGGCGAATCTGAAAGCCACAGGAGAAAAAGAAAAGAGGATAGCCATGCTACCCTCTAGGGAAGATAAAGATATCATAGATTTGTTGAGCAGACAGGGAATATCGGGTAGCAATCATTCGGATATACTTCAACCCGAACTCGCCCCTGCCATTCCAGATGGTGGAGAAGTTAGGAACGGACATACCAATGGCCGCAGCCAAATCCTTGCACTTGTCGCCATGAGCACGCATAATCTCATCCAAAGCGTCTCTATTCATCAAACACACCTCCTCGAAGAAAACTCGCTGACATTGTCGGAGCAGGAATCGGAAACCACGAAACGAAGTAACACGTCCCCGAACCTGTCGGTCAGTTCAATCACACGAGTGCCAGTGGACGGACCCACGACACCAGTATCAGAAAATCTGCAATAATCATCAACTGCCCACTCACCAACGGAAAGACCGAGGTCAGTGCGGCACTTATCAATATAAATCATTTTACATATCCTTTCAGATTTATCGCCGGGAATTTATCGCCGGGAATTTATTCGCCGTTTTTTGAAAAGACGAAAAGCCATGTCGCCCATCGGTCACGTCCGAGGGAGAGAACGGTCAGTGATACTGCTCACTGGCAAAACATCGTGCTTGGCTACACACCACCTAAATCCTTTCTCTGCAAAAGCAGGAAACAAAATCAACGAGTTGCACCGGGCAATCGGCAGAGCCAATAACTCCTCCACGGTTTTAAGGCTTTCACATTAAAAACCAGTCAAACTTGTCAGACATCACTCAGACATGGCATCGTCCTTGCTCCCCTCACACTTCTACCTGCGGACTTGGGACCGCCAACGGTGGGTTAGAGCAGGCAAGGACACGAATGTCCTCGCCAACCCCGGACTGGCTATCTGGACACCAGAAGCAGCAGACCGAACACAACGATGAGCAACTCTGCTACTCTGAAAGCCAATTCCGAAAGCGAAACACATAATCGTTTCATTGACAAAACCTCCTATCGTGTGGTAATATGGGTCACACCAAGAGGGGGCGAACCCCTCAAGGTGCTAGAACTTAGAAAATGATGAAGCGGATCACTGCAATCAACGTTCCAAGTTCCAATGCAAGCTGGGTAAGTGCTCGAACCACTTTACTCAGCTTTTCAATTTTTCTGACCCAAGAATCTAGCCTGTCCAATGGACTGTACCTCCTTTCCTTTAGGTTGTTGGTATATTACCTTGGAATCCCCTACTATTCAAGTAAAATATAACCCGTAAATTCAACAAAAATATAACCTAGTAGAGAGCCTTTGTTTGTTGGTATCTTATAGTTTTTCATAACAAAAAGTTATTGATATTTATAAGTAATTCGACAATAATAGTAGGTACACAGAACAAACAAAGGAGGACACGGAGTATGGCTAGAAGATTTAAACAGCTAACCAAGGCAGACAGACTAAAGATAGAAGCACTGGTCAAAGCAGGACACGGTAAAGAAGAAATAGCGGATCAGATAGGAGTACACATCAGCACTATCTACCGGGAACTGAAACGTGGCAGATACATCCACACCAATTCCGACCTCACAGAGGAAGAAAGATACTCCCCAGACATCGCACACGAAAAGTACCAAGAAAACCTGCGAGCAAAAGGACCAGACCTCAAAATAGGAAACGACCAGGCACTGGCAGACTTTATCGAGGACAAAATGGTAAACGAGGACTTCTCGGTCGGAGCAGTGCTCGGATACATAGAACAGCAGGGGTTGGAGTTTTCAGTGACGATAACCAGACAGACCTTATACAGATACATCGACATCGGACTCTTCCTCAACCTCACAAACAAAGACCTGCCAATCAAGGGCAACCGAAAGAAGAAAAAGAAGGCAGTGAGAAAAACGCAGGCAAGGGCAGCAGCAGGCGACAGCATCGAGAAGCGGCCAGACGACATCGACACCCGAGAAGAATTCGGACACTGGGAGATGGACACCGTAATCGGAAAGAGGGGAGAATCAAAACACAGCCTCCTTGTGCTTACCGAAAGAAAGACCAGAGAAGAATTGATGTTCCTCCTCATGGAACACACCACAGAACAGGTGGTATCCTGCATCAACAGACTGGAAGAACAGTGGGGCGACAGGTTCAGCCGGATATTTAAGACCATCACCGTGGACAACGGAACGGAGTTTAGCGACTGCGAGGGATTAGAAAAGAGCATCCTGCAGGATGGAGAAAGCAGAACCAAGATATACTACTGCCACCCATACTCAAGCTACGAGAGAGGGAGTAACGAGAACCAAAACAAACTGGTACGAAGAAAAGTACCGAAGGGAACAAACTTCGATGACCGAACTGAGGACGACATCAAAGAGGTGGAAAACTGGATAAACAACTACCCGAGATTACTATTCGGATGGGAAACAGCACAGATGCAATTTGACAAAGAACTGGCACTGATAGCATAATAAAAAAAGACCAGAGAGCAGAAATAGGGGGCACTATGCACGAAATTAGTAAAAATCCACAAAAACAAATAGAGAGTATTGTGCAAAGTGATGAAATGATGTTTTGCAATAAAAGTTTTGCATTTATTGCTTGACATTTCAATCGAAGAGTACTAAGATA